CCACCATAAGTTACCCGAAATGCGGCTGCTGAGGCTCCTGATAATGCTGAGGCTCCTGCATAAATTGCGATGTCATTTGTTGTTGGATTTGCTGGGGCTTGAAATCCAACTGTGCCTGTTTGATCACCAATTAAAAGTCTAGATCCATTCCATTCTAGTTTATTCCCAAGACTTAGACTGCCGCTATTATCAAGATAGAACGGAGTATTTGAACTACTCCAAGAGCCTTGCCCAACATATATTTTAGGGGTAGGCGTTGATGTAAAATTAATGGAACCACTAAAAATACTACTTGCCGCAATATTCCATCCACCGACTGTCCCAGCGGAAGCAGAAATATATGTGGGTGAAGAACTTCCACCACTACCGCCGGGGATTGTTACAGTTACAGAACTAGTACCTGTAGCCGTTACGCCAGCACCTGTAAAATTTATGTATCCTACGCTTGTTGTAAGATTAGTGCCTTGATTAGCAATTGTTATGCTTGCAGCACTTCCACCACCAGATGTAATAGCAACACCATTAATAGAAGCAGCAGTAAAATTAGCAGAACCACCAGATATAAATCCTAAGTTTGTTGTTGTTCCTGAAATAGAACCACTTGAATATATAGCGTTTGAAATTGTTCCACTGGAAATAGATGCAGTAGCGAATGTTGCACTTGGCGCTATTATCGCAACTTTAAAGTTGTTAGCCATAAATTACCCTATAATAACTACGTTATAGTTTTGCCCACTAGTTGGAGCAGTAGCAAAAGATACTGTGACTGAACTACTATTTGGACGAACAATATCCGCTAAAACCTCTGCCCCCGTATCCGCACTTCCAGTTCCATAAACTTGTACAATAATATCCTGAGTATTTAAAGGATGGCTGACATTCCACGAATTAGTAGAACCAGTTCCAATTATTGTAGCAACTACTTTTTGAATTCCATAGTAAAAAGATCCTGAAGTAGACAAACCTGTAGCACTTTGAGGTGCAGGGCCAGATGTAAATGCTATACTACCACTAGTTACACTAAAAGCACTACTAGTATTTACAGTAAATGTTTTTCCAGTTAAAGTGAGGCCATTTCCTGCAAGGTATGTTCCCGGTCCAGAAATTTGACCAAACGTAACATTATCAGTACCAATTTTAATGGTTTTGCCTGTTGTACCAGTTGGAGAGCCAGAACTATTAACCCATGTTGTTCCTCCTAGAGTAGTACCACCGACTACATAGAAGAAGTCTCCTGTTGCCATTTCTCCAGCAGTTGAATTATCTGCATCTACTGCTCTAACTAATGACCATGTAGTTCCGGCTGTACCAGATGAACTAACAGAATAAACACCATTTTGAATAGTTGACGCTTGATCTTTTACAAGAAGCCTCTCGTTAACTTTTGGACTAAATCCATCAATTGTAAGAATCCCGTTTGCCGTTGCGGTAATAGAAGCACCAATACCAAGGCCGCCGGAAGCATCGGAAGAACCATTAGTATAAGTTGATGATGGAAGTGCGGTAATAGTTGAATAACCAACCGCATCGTGAGCATTAAGACCTTGAGCAATATTATCAACATAATTTTTTGTAGCAATATCTGCAGCAACAGATGGATCAGTTACCTGTGCCCTACCACTTGCATCACGAACCATATATGCGCTATTTGTCGCTGCTGATGTTGCACCAGCGACATTTGTAGCAGTAGTTGCATTTGTAGCATTAGTAGCGTTTGTTGCAGTTGTAGCAGTATTTGCAGTATTTGCTGTTCCAGCATATCCCACAGAACCAGAAGTATTGTTCCATGCAGTTGTATTAACATAGTTTGTTGTAGCAATCGGTATTCCACCTACTGATGCTGCAGTAAAGTTTGCAGAAGATAATAAAGCATAGTTTGAAGAAGTGAAGCCAAGAAGCGACCCAGCACTTGAAGAATATGTAGTAGATCCAGTAGCAATATTTGCTCCTAGATTCACAGTTCCAGTAAACTGTGGACTTGCTAATAATGCATAGGATGATGCAGGTAAGTTATTTAACGATGCTGAGTTAGATGCAGATATCGCTAAAGTTGCTTGACCATTTAAAGATCCATAAAAGTTTGTGGCAGAGGCTGCTGTAAGGCCACCAATTGATGTGGCTGTAGTTCCTAAACCAATTGTAGTTGACCCAATAGTAACTTGACTTGCAGAAAATTTACTTACAGCAATATTTGCTGTGGGACTTATGTCACCATCTACAATTGTATTATCAGTAATCATGGCTGATGTCACTACGCCAGTGCTTGTAGTATAAACACCATTTGTTACTGATGATGCATTACCAATTAATGTTCCATAAAAGTTTGTAGCAGAAACAGAAGTTAATGAAATGCCAGTTGGAAGCGATAAAGTTATAGAACCAGTTGTTGTGCCGGATGTTGAAACGGATATCTGATTTGTAGTTCCATATATGTTTGCTGTAGCACCAGAACCAAAACCATTCAATGATGATAGGCCAGATGTTCCGGTAGTCAGAGCATTCCATGCAGTACCATTATAAAGTTTTAATACTTGAGCATCAACATCATAATAAATTTGACCGGCCTTTGGGGTACTAGGAGTTGCACCAGCACTTAATGGGTGAACTACAGCACTTTGTAGTTCATTTCTATTTAAATCAATACTAACAAGAAACTTCTTGGGCATCTTCTATATTCTCCTATGAAAGATATGCATTCCCACTAACGGCTGTACTAAATGTTACCGTACAACTATTTTCATTAATGTGAACTACTTCTCCTTCGATTATTTGTGTAGTTCCAAACTGTATAACCGTAACACTTGGTCTATATCCTAAACCATGATTAATCGTCCATGTAATTGCAGTAGACCCTTGAGTATGAGTATAGGAACTACCAGCACCAGCGCCACCGGAACCTGCTGGACCCTGTGGACCTTGAGGACCAGTTGGACCTTGTGGTCCAGTTGGTCCTTGAACGCCTACACTAGAAATTATAACATTTTTTGACACTAATTAATAACACCCGCATTCACATTAAACCAACCATAAAGTAACGTATATTTTGATTGACCATTATTAATTTGAACCTGATAAGCAGCGCGTGGAGTTGTAAAAAGATTTGTTTTAGCAGAACTTAGACTTACATCGACAATACCACTTGCACTAGTTACAGTAATTCCATCACTAACTGATGCAGTAGCGCAAAGGATCTTCCCACCCGGCTTATCTCTAATTTCCATAAAAGCAGAATATCCAGTTAAATTAATTGGAGTTCCGTCAGAATTTTGATAAGTTAGCCTAATGTTAAAGGTATCACCTTGAACAATATTAAAATTATATTCGTTCTTATTTTTCTCTAGGGCCATCTAAAACTCCACAATTTTATTAATATAATTATAACATTTTAACTGCAAACATAAAAACCCCGCCGAAGCGGGGCTTTATGTAATTATTTAAATTAAATAACTTTAAATGAGTGCAGAGAACCTAATTTTTTAAGAGATACAGGATCAGGGATGCCATTTGCAACCTTGATATTGCATTTTTTCTGCCATGCGGCATACGCTTCGACAGTTTTAGTTCCAAATGCTCCGTCAACATACTTAGGATCTAATAATTTTTCAGCAGCGAGTGCTTTTTCCACAATTTTTACGTTACCGGGAAAAGTGGTTTTACCTGCTGGAAGTTTTGGATCTGTTTTTGCAGCAGAAATAACTCTAACTGCATAAATTGTTGGAATTGGGCTTGGCTTAACATTATTGACTATATTTTTAATTACACCAATTGTTCCATCTGGCTTAATACCTAATCGCTTGATTACGTTTTGAAAATCAGCAGCAGTTGCATTTGAACCTTTAGCGCCGGGGGACCATGATTGAATACTTTCGAGATGCATTTCATCCGGCATAGATGACCAATCTCCACCCCAACCAAAAACTCTCTTACCGTTAGAAGTTACATATTTATCCATTAACTTATGCATGGCATTATGTTGTGCAGGAGTCAGATAAATTTTATGTGTTGCTTTAAGAAAATCGTAACGAAAATCACATGCAGTGGCAGATGCGTGGCAAGAAAGTCCTGCTCCGCTTCTTGCTTCACGATATTGCCATCCATCAAGTGGGCCGGGATCAAGAGGGATGACATTCTTGTTTATATCAGAAAGAATAGCAAGGAATACTGGTAGTACATCCTTATGAAGACAAACTTTCTTTTTTGTTCCCGGTACTGTTCCCCACGCAAGACGGGAGTCAGAAGAACTCTTAATGCCGCCCCAACCGTTCAAACTTTGTAACATAAAAATCATCCTTTTTATTTTTATTATAGCATATTTAAGCAGATATATCTACAACTTCACAACCATCAGCACTACATGCTAAAGCCTGCGATCCGGCTGTTCCATCCTCAGTCTCATATATAGAAAGAAGATCCCATTGAATAACCTTTGGCATATCATTAACTGCTTTATCATACTCTTCTTTAGTTATTTCTTGATATGGGGCTTGTCGATAAGTGTGGTCTGAATGTGGAAGAAATGAGATACCAGAAACTTCATCAAAATATTTCCAAACCCAAGCACCCACTTCCATCCACTCATGCTCCTTGACAGATACTGTGATAGATGGTTTATGCTCACACCATGCTCTTTGATAAACTAGCCATGTATTAAGATGTTCAATAGCGGTAATTTCATTTCTCAACACAGCATTAGTTGGAGCCTTAATTGGAAAAGAGAAAACAGTAGTATCATTTGGCTTCATAACATCATCTTCTGCAGGAATACTTGAATCATAAAGGAATTTAGTAAGTGGGTCTTTCTTATCACCGCGAACGGTACGAATATAATATTCACTATGCCACGGATGCATTCCTGAAGAAACTCCGGTCAACTGTGATACTGTTCCAGAAGGTTTTACACAGGTAATCGCGGCAGATGGAGAAATATTAAGATTATTTGCCTCTATTTCATTAGTAGCAATAGCAACATTCTTCAACCTACCAAGCAACCCTGATAATTCTTCAAGTCCATTCTCACCAGATGTTAAAGGATTACCAAATTGTCCGGTTAATGAAACTCCAAGTAGCCGTTCTTCTTCTGTATTCTGCTTCCAAATCTTACGAAGATACTTAAAATTAGTAAGAGTTGACTGCCAAGTGCCAAGAATGGTGGCAAGTTCTACTTTGCGAGAAATAACTTTTTCATCATCGTTTTCACGAATGACAACCTCAGATAGGTTGCAGAACTGGTAAGGACGTAGAATAATTTCACTGCATGGATTTGTACCATATCTAATTTCTGGGTCACGACGACCATTCTTAGCGGCCTGTAACTGTGCTGCCTTAACATTGTAGATACCACGTTCACCAGACTGGGAATCATAAAGATTCTTCCATTCCTCCATGAAATCTGACATAGTTGGCTTACCAGAATAAGCAACTGAGTTATTGGAAAGCGCACGCTGAGGCTCTGTTGCCCACCATGATCCAAACTTAGCCTTAGACATTTCAGTATCAGTAAGATCTGAAAGGGAAATCATTGCACTACGACGGACACCGCCTACGACAACAACTTCACCGATCTTACACATAATGTCATGCGCTTCTACAGCACGAAGCCTGCGACCGGCGGCATTTTTAATTGTATGAATACAGAATTCAAAAAGGTTGATGAGAGGATCTGGTCCTGATGCACGTCCCCCAAAGGTCTTGAGTCTTGCTCCTGCTGGGCGTAC